GCTAATTCATGCTTTTCACCAATACTACCCATACGACCATGACCAGCACCTGTGCCTTCTTTAACGATATCACCAACAGTGATTTTTACTTTGGCAATATAAGTTATGGGGTTAGTATCTGAAACGCAAAGTGTATAAATTGTTTCCGATGACCAGCCATCAAAACCAAAGATACGATTTGCTTCCTGTATAACGTACCAGCTTTCAAGGTAAGCCAACTTCTGACCACCGCCACCTGGTCTGTAAGAAACATTGTCTTTGTTAATTTTTTGGTTTAGCAGTTTTTTCTGCTCTTCATTAAAACTCATTTTTCTAAGGGGGTTGAAAATGCCCATCGGGGCAAGGATAAAGATTGAACTCCTGTTTTACACCAGCTTGGCCAATCATCAAGCAGGCGACATTCGGCAATCTTATCTAGAGCTTCTCTAGACAGTTTTTGCCCTTCTTGCAACGCATCATCATCTAATTCCCACAATCCAACATCAAATGGATATTCAGATTGAACCACAAGAAAGATAAATCTTTTTGCTGATGGGATACCAGATAAATAATGAGCGCATTGAAGATGATATTTAAAATTAGCAACTGCCTTCGCAAAGTCTCTGGGGTTTGCTCCTGTTCTACTGGTTTTTAAATCCACAATAATATCTTTATTTAACCAATCAGGTCGGCACTTGCAGGTTAATCCAGAGGTGGTATCTTCCCACCAGTATGATTTCTCTGCAATACCAAAACTGAGTAACTTCTTGGCATGAGGTTCTGCAAAGACCGCATCTCTCATCTTAATGGCATTTGCCATATCAGATTCAGTGACGGCAGTCATGCTTTTTTCTTCGGCTTCTTTTGCCTCTTCTTTTCCTTTTTTGGTTGTTCTGGAAGATACTGCCACAAACCTTTTTGTCAGTTCATCAGGTTCAAGAACAGCACAATGAGTCAATGTTCCAAGCAGCATTGCACTTGTCGGTTTATGTTCTGGCCTGTCAGGATTAAGAAAAGAGTTCCAGTAAGCTTTAGGGCCATGAGATACCATTACTTTTTGCATAGATGCTGAGATCGCATCATCAGCATGGTATTTTTCGTTTGAAATTTGGATTGATCCAGTTGTCATCATTTCCATCCTAAGTAAGTACAACCTTTGTGCTGAAGTATTTTAAAAGTAGAAATTTTATCGCAATCTTCACACCAAAACTCAATGCAGATAGCACCTCTACATCTTGAACTTGGGTTTTCCTCTTTAAGTGTTTTCTGAATACTTAACTTTTTATTTTTATCAAAAATAGTGAGACAGTCACTTTGTTGATCTTCATTTGTAGACCAGATTCGATAAGCCTGTTGATGAAGATAATTGCCTTGGCAAAATGGACAGTCTAAAGAAAGTTCAGATTCGTAATTAAACAGGTCATTTAAAGTTGTCATGAATCTGTGTACCTCTTTGTGTGAGGGCCATACTGCATGATTAAACGTGGCCATGTTTTCAAAATAAGTGCTTTATCCTGTGGCATTGCAACAAGACCAGCCTGTGCTAATCGTTTTAAAAAAGGTGATGCGTCAGGAGAATCAATAACAGATGCAAATGTATTAAAGATTTCTTTATCGGTCATGGTTAAGATTGGGTTGCCGAGGTCGGAGCGTTCAGGGGTTGGTCGCTTCTTCCTCGGTGATTTATGGAAGCGCAGACCAAGATCATATTCACTCATCATCTTTTGGCAAGCTCCTGGCAGGCAGCCTCGACATTATATGTAAAGCAATCTATCTTGGTAGATTGAAGCAATGAATCTGAAATAGCAAAATATCCTATGCCAAAAATGCAGAGGTAAAGTAAAGCGTGTTTCATGGGGTTGGGTTTCAGGGGCTTTCTAATAATAACTAACGGTCAACACTTGTCAACCTTTAATTTTCATGAATACCACCTCTCTGCCCAACTAAACTCAACACCTAATTTTTCTAGTTTTCCAATTAGTCTTCTTGCTGTAGCCGCAACCTTACCGCCATACTGTGGGCTTACATCTTCTGCCCTGTCCATAGTGCTACCAGAAATACAATCATCCAAAACCATTTTGTCAATTACGTTCAACTCAGGTAATGTTTTGTGCTTTTCTAAATGCCTGTAGAGTTTGTGGCAACTATCCTCTACTGCTTGTTCTGGATATACCAATCGCTCAACAGTTCGACCATCTTTTTCTGTTGAATATTCTTTGATGATCTCATTAGTAGTGTTGCGATCACCGTATTTTTTGATCATGTCTTCTTCGTAGAAGTCACATGAGCATTCGACAATACACTCTTCGGGTCTGTCTGTAATAATCTCTACTTCGAGATTTGTGAACTTAGTTTGTTCCATTTGATTTTGTAAATAAAAATTTGTAAGGGATCAAATTTGAGCAGTTACCTGCTCGTAAACCATTGTAGCACATAATGCAACACTTGGCAAATAATTAAAAAGGGGGCGTGTTGCCCCCAACGGTTAGAATACTAGTTTTCTAGCGTTCACTCGTACAGTTGTTACTGTTGTGGTTTGCTCGACTAAAGACAATCTGTCTTGTAGTAATAGCTTAACCTTTTTGCTATCTAAAGATGTTCTGTCTGCTTTAGTAACGATTACTGAAAACATAGAACCTTCTTTGCAATCAATTTTTGATTTGATAGCTTTTTTCTTAAGAGCTTCAATCTTTCTGAGAATGTCAGCAGCTTGTGCCTTAAGGTGTCCATAGTCATCTGCATCTTGTGCGGTGAATTCTGGAAGTTTTGGTCTGCCCATGAAAATTAAATAATTGGGTGTACCTTTATAGTGTGGCATTTAATGCAACATATGTCAAGTAATCAATTAATCGTATGCATTTCTTTTTTTTAAAACTTCCACTTGAGATTCGCATTTAGGGCAAGATAAATTGGTCATTACTGAAAACTCAGGATATCCACTCATGCCCTCTTCAAGATCGATGTCAGAGCCCCAGATAAGATCGCTGTCACACCACCAACACTTCATTCTCTACCAAAAATTAGTTCGTGAGCAGATAATTGTATACCTCTATCCCATGCAGTTGTTAACAGCTTACGTTGAATAGATGTTGGTATAGTGCCATCTCCCTTCTGCCATTTAGATACTGATGCAGGGTCACGATGTATTGCCCTGGCTAATTGTACTGGTGTTTTAATAGTTGATTCCATATCTATATATTGCCATAAATGCAACATTAATACAAGTAATTGGGCAAAAAAAAAGAGGGTTGTTAACCCTCTATCATTTCTAATTTAATAGTTGGAGAATTTTCTACAAATCTTGTTTTATATGCGTCTGGGTGAGCAGACCATAAATTCTCATACTTGTCTATTTCATATAGCCATTGTGATGATGGCATATTTTTGCTATTACCATTTAGGTAATTTAATTTAGCGATGATTTCTTGAATAGTCATGTCAAATAAGGATTAGGAATAAAAGTAAATAAGGAAATAGTGCAAAGGCCATAGGTCTATCCGTATACAAGTTTGCCAAAGGTCATGATCTGCAATATAGAATCTGCTATTGAAGCATCAATAAGACTAAGGTCGTTAGTCGCAAAGGCTTCAAATATTTCACAGCAATCATGTTTATTTAAATCAGTTTTACCAGAAATAATTTTTTCTATGGTGGTTAAAACATCTTGAACTTTAAATAAATGTGTGTCTTCTTCTATATCTTCTACTGTTATAGGGCTATCAAGCGTTAATTCTTTTAGCCATATACAGCAGCCTTGATGTTCATAATCTTGACCTGACTTGATGTATGTAACACCTTCGTCTTCTTCTACCTCTATATTGCCTATAGTCACATCTGTAGCCCAATAAGTTGAGCCTTGACCCATAGTGCAAAATAAATCTTTTAAATCTTGCAAGCTAATGTCAAATTGATAGTTGACGTTGCAAATAAATTTTTGTTCAGTAATAGTCATTGTTATTATTCTCCTAAGTATGCGTCAACGGTTTCTTTGTATTCAACAGAACCTGCTACTAGTTGCTGTGGAGTAATTGCAGATACAGTAGAGCTAGACATAAAAGCATTAATAAATGCGTCTTTGTTAGCTTTGCCTTTGACATCTCTGTAATCAACTCCAAGCATTAAATCAGCGAATACTACAAAAGCACGTTTACCTTCTGCTTTAGTACGCTTAAGCAATCTTGAATAAGTACCTGCATGAGTCATAAACCATAAACTGGCTTGATCTTGGATTTCGCTAGGTGTGAATGTTTCCATGTGTTGTTAATTTGAAATTAGTAAGTGACAAATCGGTGGACATCCGATATTTATAGTGTGGCATATATCCCAACACCTGTCAACAAATTAATTCTAAAGTGTTGCGAAATTAGCTATATTTATATATATTTTGAATAATTTACTATTAATTAATGACCGTAATTACTCAGGTTACCAGAAAATATTATCAGGTAAATTCTGAGGGTTATAGAATTAACTCTAGTCATCATAATTCTCGTATTAGTGATGAAGTCATTGATGCTATTAGAGAGCTTAGAGAAGCCTATAACTTAGGTTATGGAACATTAGCTACTATTTTTTCTTTACCTAGAGGTACTTGTGCCAAAATTGCAAAATACCAAATCCGAGCTCAAACCGCAGATCGTTGGAAAACAGTCTATGAAACTAGGACGTCCTACAGAGAAAGTTGATCCTATTGAAGCTGCAAGAATTTGTGAGTGGATTGCTCATGGTAAAACCTTAAGGGAATATTGCCGTAAAAAAGGTAGCGTTCAATGGAGAACGATTTATAAATGGTTGGATAAGGATGAGGACTTTCGTTCAGCTTTCGCGCGCGCTAGGGATACAGGGTGCGAGATCCTCTTTGAAGAATGTTTGGAACTAATTGATACTCCACCAGTTATGTGCGGTTCAGAGGGCAATGAGAGGATAGATCCAGCGTTTATAAACTGGCAGAAAAATCGTGTTGAAACTAGATTTAAAATGCTATCTAAGTTTAATCCAAAGCGTTTTGGAGAAAAGTTAGGTGTTGATGCACAAGGAGATATTAACCTGACTATCAGTACTGGCTTACCGCAAGGATGAACATAAGCCTTGATTACACCCCTAGAGCATGGCAAAAGGAGTGCCATTTAAAAAGACAACGCTTTTCCGCATATGCGCTCCACAGACGCTCTGGCAAGACAGAGCTAGCGATTATGGAGCTAATAGATAAAGCGATTAAGACAGACAAAGAACTAGGTATGTTTGTGTACGTAGCTCCGTTCTTAAGACAGGCGAAAGCGATTGCGTGGGCTAGGCTTAAAAATAAGATCGAACCGTTGCGTAGAAACTCAGTTATAGAGATCAATGAGGGAGAACTATCCGTAAGGTTTAAACATAATGGAGCAATCATTAGATTGTTTGGAGGTGACAACCCAGATGCCATGCGAGGGTTGCGACTTGATGGCATAGTCATGGACGAGGTAGCCCAGTTGAAGAACGAATTATGGACAGACATAGTCCAGCCAGCACTATCAGACAGACTAGGATGGGCAATCTTTATTGGTACACCATCAGGTATTAACTTGTTCTCTGAGTTGTATTACAAGGCCATAGACGAGGATGGATGGACGGCTGCTAGATACACAGTATTTGATACTGATAGCTTGCATCCTGATGAGGTAACTCGTCTTAAACGAGACATGAGTGAGACTTCCTTTGCTCGTGAGTATTTATGTGACTTTTCAGCACAAGGTGATGATCAGTTAATAGCCTTAGCAGATACCGAAGATGCAGCTAAACGTGTATACCAAGCAGATCATGTGAAACTATCACCAGTAATCCTTGGCATTGATCCGGCAAGGTTTGGTGATGACCGATCTGTGGTATTCCGGCGTCAAGGTAGGCAAGCATTTACACCTGTTGTATATCGAGGTGTAGACAATATGGAACTAGCAGCCAGAGTTGCCAACCTGATAGAGGAACATAACCCAGATGCAGTATTTTGTGATGCAGGTGCAGGGAGTGGAGTAATCGACAGACTAAGGCAGTTGTCATATGACGTAATCGAAATACCGTTTGGTGGTAAAGCAATGAAACCAGAGCAATACATCAACCGTAGAAGTGAGATGTGGTGGTTAATGAAGCAATGGATAGAAGAAGGAGGTGCGATACCGAATGACATAGCTCTTAAACAGGAGTTAGCAACACCGATATATTGGTACGACAATGTGGGTAGGCGAGTCCTTGAGTCTAAGGATCAGATAAAGAAGAGATTGCAGGGTGCAGGGTCTCCAGACTTAGCTGATGCACTAGCCCTAACATTTGCGTTACCAGTAGCCAAAAAGGTAGCGGAGGACATATACATTAAAAGACGTACAGAGTCCACACAAAAGAAGGATTATGACCCATACAAAGTGCTCTAACTTTATTCGTGTAGCAGATGGTCTTGATGTAGAACCATTGATTAAATTGCTTGATGCCAAACCTGAGTTATGGAAAGAAATAACGGCAAGGCAAACGTTTATGAACTCACCACACAAAGACACAGAGTCAATCTACGTTAGAGGACCATATGCAATGTCTCATTACTACGTTATGTGGGATACAGGATCATACGACTATCCGTGCATGGAGTATTTAAAACCTGCACTTGTGCCATTAATGCAACCAGTATTAAAAAAGCTTATGGTCGAAGATATGGGGCGTGTGCTTATAGTTAATCTCAAACCTAGTGGCCACATAATAAAACATAATGACCAAGGAAAATATGCAGATAAATACGCTCGGTTTCATTTAGTTGTCAAATCTAATCCACATTGTAGTCAAACTTGTGGTGATCAAAAGCAAAAGTTTGAGGTAGGCGAGGTCTGGTGGTTTAACCATAAGAAACTACATACTGCGGACAATGTTGGCACTACAGACAGAGTGCATATAATATTTGATTGTGTACCAAAAGATTTTTTATGACCAGTGTGACCGTAACTGCTGATAGTACAGCTACTGTGAACGAAAGTAGAGTACCTAAAACAGAAATTAGACTCTGCACGCTAGATGAATTCAAGGTTGTAGCAGACCATTTGTTTCAAGAGCATTACGATGAAATTGCTCGTAACAAACAAGTAATGAAGCTAAAACCTAATTGGCCTTTGTACGAAACAACTGCCCAATCAAACTCATTGTTTATTTATATAGCGATGCAAGATAATGTTTGTATTGGTTATTCTATGAACTTTGTTAGCAATCATTTTCATTATGCTGACCTAATAGTCACACAGAATGACGTTTTGTTTGTCAAAAAAGAATTCAGAAGTGGCAGGTTGGGTTTACGTTTAATAAAAGCTACCGAAGAGCACGCAAAATCTATTGGATGCAAACTTATGTTATGGCACGCCAAAGAAAACACCGCACTAGTTTCATTGTTACCGAGACTAAAATACGGTGTACAAGAAATTATTTATTCTAAGGAGATTTAACTATGGTAGTTGCAGCCGTAACAATAGGTGCTATTAGCACTGGTGTCCAAGTGTACCAAGGTATACAACAGCGAAAGGAGCAAAAGAAACAGTTAGCAGCACAGGAACGTGCAAATGCTAAAGCTGCTGCTGATCGTGAAAAGGCAATGGAATTAGAATCACAAGAATATAACAAAGCAAACAGAAAGAAACCTGATGTAGGCGGTATTGAAGGCGGTATAGCAGCAAGGCAAGGAGCAGGTGCTGGAGGTACATTGCTTACTGGACAACAAGGTGTAAATCCAGAAGAGCTACAACTAGGTAGCAATACATTATTAGGCGGTTAAACAATGAAAACCAAACGTGCTGATCTCTTAACTCGGTGGGGTCACCTTAGATCTGAGAGGGCAACGTGGTGGTCGCATTGGCAAGAAATAACAACATATTTATTACCAAGAAATGGACGTTATTTTGAGCAAGATAGAAACAAAGGCCATAGAAGGCATAACTCTATATACGACAACACTGGCACAAGAGCATTAAGAACTCTTGGTGCTGGCATGATGGCAGGTGCGACATCCCCTGCAAGACCTTGGTTTAGACTAGCTACTGCTGATCCAGATCTTAATAAGTTTCCACCTGTCAAATTATGGTTAGCTGGTGTTACTGAACGTATGCAATTAGTGTTTACTAAGTCCAATACATACCGAACATTGCATGGAATATATGAAGAATTAGGAGCATTTGGAACGGCAGGGTCAATTATTTTACCTGATGAAAAAAAAGCAATACATCATTACCCAATAACTTGTGGAGAATATGCAATAGCACAAGATTATCAAGGCAGAGTTAACACTTTGTACAGAGAATTTCAAAAAACAGTAGGAGAAGTAGTCAGAGAGTTTGGATATAGCAAATGTTCAACGTCTGTTAAAAACTTGTACGACAGAGGTTCATTAGATCAGTGGATTACATTAATTCATGCAATAGAGCCAAGAGATGATAGAGAAAGAGATTTTAGCAAGAAAGATAATGTAAATATGAGATACAAATCTTGTTACTTTGAACAAGGCGGTGATGGCGAAGATGTACTACGAGAGAGTGGATTTAATGATTTCCCTGTTGTTGTTCCTAGATGGGGAATATCTGGTGGTGATATTTATGGCAATTCACCGGGAATGGAATCATTAGGTGACATAAAACAGTTACAACACGAGCAATTACGCAAGGCACAAGGCATTGATTACCAAACAAAACCACCATTACAAGTACCTAGCTATTTAAAAAATAGGGATGTAGATAGTTTGCCGGGTGGAGTTACGTTTATTGATGGCCAACAAGGCAAGATTGAGACAGCATTCAACGTAAGTCTTAACTTACAACACTTGTTAATGGACATACAAGACGTAAGACAACGGATAAACAGTAGTTTTTATGCTGATTTGTTTCTTATGTTGGCGAATGCTACTGATACAAGGATGACAGCAACAGAGGTAGCAGAACGTCACGAAGAAAAACTGCTTATGTTAGGTCCTGTATTAGAAAGATTGCACAATGAATTATTAGATCCATTGATTGATATTACATTTACACGCATGGTAGAAGGTGGATTAGTGCCACCAGCCCCAGAAGAATTACAAGGCATGGAACTAAGTGTTGAATTTGTGTCAATGTTGGCACAAGCACAACGTGCTATTGGTACAAATAGTGTAGATAGATATACAAATACAATGGGTGCTATTGCACAAATGAAGCCAGACGTACTTGATAAGTTTGATTCTGATGCATGGGCAGACAATTATGCTGATATGTTAGGCATTGATCCAGAATTAATTGTTCCCGGTAAACAAGTTGCCATGATAAGACAGGCAAGAGCAGAACAACAACAAGCAATGGCACAAGCAGAAGCACAACAACGTGCTGCTGACAACATAGCTAAAATGGGTAAAAATGATGCTGGCAATATGCAAGACATTATTAACCAATTTAGTGGTTACAATTCACCATCACCAATGGAGGTATAAAATGGCTGACCCAAATTTTACAAAAATGTCACCTGATTTTAAAAAACGGTACAGAAAAATGATTGAACAACATAATAAAGAACAAGAACAAAAGAAAAAAAATAAATCAAAATTAGAAAAATTTGCAGATAGATTATATGGAGGTAAATAATGGATTTAATTGATTTAAAGAAAGACCCACAACCTATTGACAGCAATGAAATGTATGAAGAACCGATGTATAGCTACGGTTTGTGTATATCGTTAGGTAGAGAAGAGTTAGAAAAGTTAGGTATAGAAAAGTTACCAGAAGCTGGCAGCGAAATGATGATTAAAGCTATAACCTATGTCAAAACTGTTAGAGAAAGTAAAGAGAAGGATGGTGTAGAACAAAATGTAGAACTACAAATATGTGCAATGGGTATAGAACCTTTTGACAAAAGCAAAGATCAAGCAAATGGATTGTATGGTAAAAAAGCAGCAACAGCACCACCCAAGGCAGAACCTGCTACTAAAACAACTACATACTTAGCGTAGGAGGTTATCATGTTTCGCAATTTTGCATATACAAAAGAAGATCAAAAAGATAGTAAAATTACAACTATTGATAAAATGGACAGGGGAAAACTGCCATATAATCAACAGTTTATAAAAGAATACGAAACCAAAATACAGAATGGTGAAAAAACTACAATAGGAGAAAAATATAAATACACAAAAGAAAGAAAATTACAAAGAAAATACGAATTAGAAAAACTTTATCCAAGCATGGGAGGTAATTAAAAATGGGTAACAAATTATGAGTAAAGGTTTATGGGCAAACATACACGCAAAACGTAGAAGAATTAAAGCAGGTTCTGGTGAACGTATGCGTAGTAAAGGTGATAAAGGTGCACCAACTGATAAAGCAATTGCAAATAGTCAAACAAGCAAAAAGGATAAAGCTAAGAAGCTGTATCCTAAAATGGCGTAGGTGTGACCGTAACACAGTTATAACTCGATATATTAGAGCATGAGCGAATACAATCCACTCGATCTTAAAAGTCAACAAAAATCTAAAGACAACAAAAAGTCTGCGGAAAGAATTGACCGACAGAACGAGGAATCGGATATAAAGTGGCTCATGAGCAGCAAGAGGGGTCGCAGATTAGTCTGGAGACTTTTGGAACAAGCAGGTGTATTTCGATCATCGTTCAACACTAATGCAATGGCTATGTCTTTTGCAGAAGGTAACAGGAACTATGGTTTGCAACTCCTTAACTTAGTTCATACTCTTTGCCCAGAACTTTATCCGACCATGATCAAGGAGCAAAAAAATGTCAGAAATGCTGATGACGGAAGCCAACCAAACCAATGAAGGCAATACGCAGCAGCCAGTAGAAGGAGCTACAACAGAGCAAACTACTACTGACACACAGCAGCAAGCTGAAAGTGTACAAGAACAACAAGTTTCGGATGAAACCCCTGTTGAAAGTGAAACTAGCGAATCAGAAGTACCACAAGGTGCTCCTGAGACATACGAGTTCAATACTAAATTATCTGACGATTCTTCTGAACTCGACCCCGAAATAGTTACTACATTCGGTGAAGTCGCTAAAGAACTTGATCTGCCACAAGACGCTGCACAAAAAGTATTAGATAAAGTTGCCCCTGCTATGCAAGCAAGACAAGCCAAACTTATCGAAGATACTAAAATTGAATGGGCAAACCAATCACAATCAGATGAAGAATTTGGTGGTGAAAAGTTATCCGCAAATTTAGAAGTTGCAAAACAATCTCTCGATGCTTTTGGTACTGATGCTTTTAAGTCGCTGCTGCAAGAATCTGGCTTGGGCAATCATCCCGAAGTAATTCGGTTTATGTACCGAGCAGGTAAGGCAATAAGTGAAGACAGTTATGTTGGTAATTCTCAAGGAGCTAACCCTCGTGGTTCAAATATTCCAAAAGATTTTAACGGCATAGCTAACGCACTGTATTCTAATCAGCAAAACAAGTAAGGAGTTATTAAATGGCTACTCTCTCATCATCAAATTTAACACTAGCGGATTGGGCAAAAAGATCTGACCCAGACGGTAGAGTTCCAATTGTTGCAGAACTATTATCACAAAGCAACGAAATACTAGACGATTGCGTTTTTAAAGAAGGTAATTTACCTACTGGAGAACGTGTTGTTATTAGAACTGGTTTACCCGGTGTTTACTGGAGAGCACTTAACCAAGGTATTCCATCAAGCAAGTCAACAACAGCACAAATTGACGAAGCTTGCGGAATTCTTGAAGCTCGTTCTGAAGTAGACAAAGACTTAGCAATGTTAAATGGTAACACTGCACAGTTCCGTTTATCTGAAGATACTGCGTTCTTGGAAGCAATGAACCAGACTCAAGCAGAAACAATGTTCTACGGTAATCCCGGAACAGATCCTAAAAAGTTTTTAGGACTTGCACCAAGATATGGTGATTTATCTGCTGACAACGCAGTTACCAGTGGAAGAACGGTTTGGTTGTTAAAGATTGGAGATACGTTGTTCGTATTTGTAACATTGACATTTCTGACCTATTAGCAGGTTCTAACACACAAGCTGCAAGTGCATCTACTGCTCTTATCAAGCTTATGGCTAGAGCGTTGTATAGAATTCCAAACATGGCAATGGGAAGAGCAGCATTCTATATGAATAGAACTGTTCACTCAGGATTATCTATAGCAGCACTTGATAAGTCACAATCTGTATTGGCTATACAAGAAGGTCTATCACAGTTTGGATCAGCACAAAGCTACTTATCATTCCTTGGAGTACCTCTAAGAAGAGTTGATGCGTTGCTTAACACTGAAGCTGCGGTAAGTTAACTTTTTTATTAACAAAGGAGATCTAAAATGATTACAGACAAACTGCTCCGAGTGAGCGAAGATCAAGCAATTACTACAACTGCTTTTTCTACTGACACTATTGATCTAGGAACAGCTAGAGATATAGGTGAAGGTACTGCGTTATACATGAACTTTGCTGTTACCACTGCATTAGCAAACGGTACAAGCGTAAAGTTTGAAGTTGTAACTAGTGCAAATGCTAACTTATCTAGTCCTACTGTTATAGGAAGCAGCGATGCAATCCTTACAGCAGCACTTACAGTTGGTAAAAACGTAGTAGTACGCATTAATCCAGACATTGCTGGCAAAGGTAAAAGGTACTTAGGTGCTAGATACACAGTTGCTGGTACATTTAACGCTGGTAAAGTAACTGCTGACGTTGTAGAAACAATCGGTGACGGACAGAAGTACTATGCTTCTGGCTTTACCGTAGCTTAATAAGGAGAATCTATGCCTATTTATAGAGCTAAAACTAAGTGCTTTGTTGGTCAATCCATGAGAGAAGCTAACGAAGAGTTTGAATACAATGGAGAGCCAAACACTAACATTGAAATTGTTGGTGGGTCTGATGTTATTGATTATGAAGCAATGACAAAAGCAGAGCT